ATATTCAGGAGGTGGTGGAGGTAATAATATAAGTGGCCCTGCTGTTGTTATTAATAATAACCCTACTGAATTACCAGAAGAAGAAACAAACCAGTCTACTAATATATCTGAAACTCAAGAAGATACACTAATATTAGATACACTTTCATCTAAAACTATAGATAGAAATTTTGGAAAAGTTGATGATTATATAGAATTACACATATATAATAACAATAACCAATTAATATATTCAGAAGAAAACTTTAAAGATTATTCTCTTACTCTTGAAGAACCACAAACTACTTCTAATAATATACAAATTGACCCTAATAAAATTTTAACAGACAGAAATTTTATTACAGGACAATTTAGAATTAAATTAAATATACTAAGAAATAAAGTTTTTAATTCTAATGAATTTCCTTTTTTATTAAAAGAAATATCTACAAGTAAAAGAGAAATTAAAGCAACATCACCTACAGTAACTAACCCAACTTTAGATAATGCAGTAAGTGGATTTATTTCGGATATAGAATCATCTGTTTATTTTAAAGAATTTTCAATTAATTTTGGGGGCGATTTATTAATACCTTGCATTAATGTATTATTGAATAAAGAACCCATTAGGCATGAAGTTTTATTAAAAACTCTAGATCCCCTACCTAATATCATTTCAACAAAATCACCATTTAAGGTTGTTGAAGAAATAGTAGACCCTATTTTTATTGATATAGATTTAGGAGATCCACAACTAATTGATACAGGAATTCCTTTAAGGGGTCCTAATTTTCATATTGACATTAGACAAAATAATTCTGTCCCTAGTGGTTTTAAAAGTTATAATGAATTACTGAGTTATAATGTAACATCTTCATATCAACACTTATTAAGTAAATTAGAAACTCCAGGTTTAGATTTAGACATTCAATATGATTATATAAGACCTATACCTGAAAATCTTCAAGGAATAGATATACCCTATCATTTTGACAATTTTGTTCATTTTAGTAATGCTTCAGAGCGTTTAAAAAACTTTAAATATAAATTAGAATTAATAGAGTTATATGATAGGCAAATAACAACCAACCAAAGTATCCCCGGAAACGCTTCATCATCTGCTACTACAATTTATGCTAGAAATACTATCAATGATAAAAAGGAAAACTTGATAAAAGGTTTTGATGGATATGAACAATTCTTGTATTTTGAATCAGGTGCTTTTTCGTGGCCAAAACAAAACACAACTAGACCTTATACTTTATATTCTGTTACTTCATCCCAAGCTAAAACCTGGTTAGGAGATAATAGATCAGACTACCCTAATTATGGGGGTCAATTACTATCAGCTTCTTTATTTGATAAACAAAATGTTTATGCATTAGAAAAAACTATTCCTACCTTTATAAAAGAAAACTCAGAAAATAATCTATATGTAAGTTTTGTAAATATGGTAGGTCAACATTTTGATACTATATGGTCTTATATAAATGAAATAACAAAAATAAATAATTCTCACCATACACTAGGTATATCTAAAGATATAGTTTACTATCAATTAAAAAGTTTAGGACTAGAAGCTTTCGATCAATTTGAAAATTCTAATCTTTTAGAATACATTCTAGGAGAAGGTACAGGCAGTAATCAATATGATGTAGAAAATTTTTATTCTTCATCAGGTATCCCTTCTGAAACTATAGTAACTGCCTCAAACGCAGGCTCAATTCCTAAAAATGATATAACAAAAGAAATTTGGAAACGTTTATATCATAATGCACCTTATCTTTTAAAAACAAAAGGAACAGAAAGAGGAATCAAAGCATTAATGAGTTGTTATGGTATTCCTTCAAGTATTTTAAGTATAAAAGAATATGGAGGTTCTACTACTACTTCAGGACGTCTAAAAGATTTAGATTTATCTGATTATTATAAAACGTTTAAATACGAAAAAGCCAGTTTAGCTTTAAAGGGTGATTCAGGTACTAATGGATTTTTTGTAAAAACAAACTTTTCATCAGCATTAGCAGATACTTATTTTACTACTACCCAACAAGGGAAAGAAACAATTGAATTTAGAATTAAACCTTATAGATTAGAAGATAACCAACATTTATTTACACTATCTGGTTCTTCAACTGATGGGTCCAATTATGCACCAGCTAATGATCAATCTCTAATATTACAACCTTATACAGGCAATGATATTTCTTCTTCTAATGATTCAACTCAATATGGAAGAATAGCATTACACAGAGCGGGAAGTGATGTTGAAGTAACCCCATATTTTCCTATTTTTAATGGCGATTTTTGGAATGTATTTATAAACGCAAATAAAAACTCATCAAATGAAGCTGAAATAACATTTGGGGCTTATCAAGCCAATTTTAACCAGCATATATCCTCTTTCACTACTTCTTCTACTACACCTAATTATCAGTTTTGTTGGGGTCTTAACCATAAAGGAGCTAAAAATGCTTTCTTTGGGGGTATTCCTGCTAATACAAACGCAAATTTTAATAGTATTGATGGTTTAAGATATTCTGGTTCAATGCAAGAAATTAGAATATATTTAGGAGAAAATTTAAACACTACTACTCTTAAAAAACATGCCCTTGAACCATTTATGTATGGGGGTAATAGTATTTCTTCTTCCTATGAAAATTTAATTCTTAGATTACCTTTAGGTAGTAATGATCAAGAAAATAGTTCCAGTTTCCACCCTAATATAGATGTATCATTCTTAGGTATGGAAGATGGAGTATCAAGTTCTATGGCTTCTCAAACTTGGGAAGAAGTATTAGAATTCCATTATTTACCCACCCCTGATACTGTAGGTATTTCAACAACAAGTGAAAAAGTTAGAATAGATACGGGAACTGTTAACGAAAATATATTATCACCCTTTAAAAAATTTGAAACATCTACATTAGACAGACAACCACAAGATTTTGAAGATTTAGGAATATTTTTTTCACCTACTAATGAAATAAATGAAGATATAATTTATCAACTAGGTTCATTTAGGTTAGATGATTATATAGGTTCTCCCCTACCTTCAGCCCAAACATCTTCAAATTATGGAGACTTAAAATCTATAAAAGATACATATTTTAAAAGAGTTAAAAGAAGATACAATTACCTAGATTATATAAAACAAATCCAATATATAGATCACACATTATTTAAAATAATAGAACAATTTGTACCTTTTAGAACCAACCTAAAAACAGGATTAGTAGTAGAACCCCACCATTTAGAAAGAACTAAATTCCAAAGAACACTACCTGTAAGATCTGATGCCCAAACAGCTATACCTGGTACTCATCAAAATATTGAAACCTCTATTAATTTAAATTATTATAGTGGTTCTATTTATTCTTTAAATGATTCTAGTGTAGTTAGTGTGGATAATTTATCTTTTACTACTTCAAGTAAAGGTAGAAGATTAGATAAAGGTACTAATGGTACAATTCATATTTATGATGATCATTTAGATCCTTTTGGAAAAGATCCTAATAGGGAAAATAACCAATCATCCCAAGCACCCATTAAACCTTACACTGGTACTAAACCTTCAAATTACATAGCACATGAATCGTCTGTTTTATTAGGAAATGTACCATCAGGAAGAAAATCTAATAAGTATTATAAATATACTGAGTTTTATTTAAACAGTTAAATATGCCCTACAACGAAAATTACATATCTCCAGGACCTTTAGGATCAGTTTCACATAGTTTTAGTGGAAGACAATTAACAGCAGAGTTTGATGATGCCTTGGTAGATCAAAAAGCATGGAAAAATTCAAGATATGAAGGATCAAAACTTACAGCAGCCCAAATAAATAAATTTACTGTAGGAGATGAAAGTTATCAAACATTACCTGTTCTTACTAACCAATCAACTGCTATTTATATAGCTAACACAGTTATAGGAGGTACAGAAGATGAACAATTTGCTACAATAAAAAATCATTCTTATGTTGGGATTAATAAAATTTTAATAGTCAATCCCCAAGATAATACAATCCAAATATTAGATAAAACTACAGAACCCTTTAATGAATTCCATAGATTTATAACAAATGACTTCCCTACGGGTAAAAAAGCTTTTGTAAAAGTTATAGATGAATCAATTCAAACAAACTTAAAAGGACACCATAGGGTTAAAATGAATAAAGGTTATCTTTTAAAATCTTTTGATTTTAATTATGCAGGAGAATTTTCAGGTTCTGGCCAAACCGATGCACTTACTGAAAATAACTCGATGTATTTATATAAATCTGGTTCTTTTACAGATAATTTTGTAATCACAGGAAGTCTCACCCCTTCTGAAAATACATCTTCACTATCTTTAGATAATGTATTAAGGTTTAGATATGGGATAATAGAAACTTTTGTAGGACCTCAACCAAATAGTGGTCATAAATCACTTGAACAACATAGAATAGGCCCTTTATTTATATCTTCTTCTATTATAGAAAATAAATTTACTTCCCAATATTACTCAGGTAGTTTTGGATCAATTAAACATCAAAATGGGGATTCAACAGATGATGCTACTTTACTAGGAGGATCTTCATTAGGATCAGCTAGTAAATTTTTAGGATTAGATACCCTAAATTTTCTTACAAACAATATAGCTGATAGTACTTTAACCCAACAAGAAAAAACTGAATTACATGTAACTTTTTTTGAAGGTACAAAAGATTTTGCTCCCGGTTTTTATGATGAAAGAAGTATCAGTACATTTGAAGTAGACCAAAACATAGGAAATTTAATGATAGAACAGGGGGGTTCATGTAATGCGGGACTTCCTACAAACCATGAATTAGTTTTTAAAGGTAGAAATGATGATAGATTTTTACCCAAATCAAGCACTTTTCAAGATGCTTTTCATAATAGCCATCTTCAATCAACAGCTTCAAATGGTGAAAATGGATGTAATCCTACATTCAATACTCACCCCTCTACAGGAGACTCTCTTTACCCAGGTATTACTACTGACATAATACAAGATATAAATTGTATTGTACAAGGAGGAGCTTTAGGGGTTATAGGATATGAAAATGCACAATCAGCTAGTTCGGGTCAATATGGTGTTTCATTATCCTCAAACATGTCAGCAGATAATTTTTATTCGGGATCTTTTAATTATGAAGTATCGTTTTTAGATAAAGACCATACTTTAATTTTAGATTTAGATAAAGAAGCAGAATTATTTGATGGAATAGGAGAAAAGGGATTAGTTATAATCCCCCAAGATTCAGACTCACAAATAGCATTTAATATTGAATATTATTTGACTCAAGCGGGTATAATAAATAATCCAAATTCAACCTTACAAAATTCAAATAATAATACACCACCAGGAAATTTAGAATAATTTGCACTTTTTTAAAAAAATATATATTTATAACAAAATACAACAACAATGGGATACTTAGATAATAGTTCAATAACTGTAGACGCGATACTAACAAAAAGAGGTCGTGAATTACTATCAAGAAATGATGGTTCTTTTAAAATAACACAATTCGCTTTAGGTGATGATGAAATTGATTATTCATTATTTAATGAAAATCACCCAAATGGTACTCAATATTCAGCAGAAGCAATTGAAAATATGCCATTAATTGAAGCTATTCCTAATGGAGCTAATATGATGAACTCAAAGTTAATTACTTTAACCAGAGGAGCTAACGCTATACCATATATTCAAGTAACAAATGCTACAATTAGTGTTAATCAAGGACAAAGCTTCCAAGTAACCCCATCAACTTTTAACCTTACGGGTACTAACGTAGCAGCCTCAGAAGAATATATATTTACTGTATTAGATAGTAGATTAGTAGATGATTTTGTGGGTACAGGTGGTACCGCTACAGCAAGTGCATCAGATATAGCTGAATTTAGTACTATAGAACAATCACTTTCAGTAAGAGGAGGAGCACTATCAGTATTACCTACTGTAGCCAATGCTTTATTTAGCTCAACTGTTACCTCAAGAACAACAAGTATAATTGTAGAGGGTGTAACTTCAGGAGCTATAAAAACAATCTCTCTTACTATTAATAAAACAAATTAAAAATAAAATATAATGTATACAAGATTTGGAGATAATGATATAGTTACTAGACAAGCTCAAGAATTAGTAACTTCAACTTGGACTAATAATACTAATAATTTACAAGTAGCCCATACTTCATCTACTCAAGCTGATTTTGGATCAGCTACAAGTTCAGGACAGTTTTTTATAGAGGTACGCAATTTAGAATCCTCAAATGCTTCCTCAGAAGTCCAATATGCATTAGCATATGGTCATAAAGCAGGATCAGGCTCACTTGATTTTACTAACGATACAGGTTCGTTTGGGGTAGGTGCTTCTAAAGTAATTTACAACCAATACCGACAGCTACATTACAATAATGATACTACTAATTTTAAATTTGGTAATCATACTCCAGATGATATTTTTGTAATTAATATTGAAAGATCAAGATATAAACAAAGATTAACTTTAGGTTCTTTAAATCTCCACATTTCAGGAGCCTCAGCAGGGGTAAGTGGTCAAACAACAATCCACCTTACAGATGATAGTGTAACTAATGGTCAGTATGCAGATTCAAATCTAGGCCCCGTATATAGAATAGTTTCAGGGTCTAATGGTGTATTAAGTGGTTCAGTAACTAACCAATTAACAGTTGGAGGTGAAGCTACTAATTACGGTAATTTTTACCCACAAGCAGGTCTTATTATATTAAATGGTGGTGCTTTTGCGGGAGCTTTAAATCCACTTACTGGTGAAAACACAGCTAATAAAAACCACCAAAAATTATTTAACCATATTTCAGCATCAAAACATTTTATAGTTGATACTACAGAAGAAATAAATTCACAATTTTATTTTGTAAGAGCAAGAAATAATCAATTTAATTATACTAATAATGAATCTTTTGTAGATAGTTCAAATAATATTAGATTTGAATCTATGAAATTAAACCCAAAAGTATTTATAACAACAGTTGGTTTATATAATGATGCTTTTGAATTAATGGGTGTTGCTAAATTAAGTCAACCAGTTGCTAAAGATTTTACAAAAGAAGCTCTTATTAGAGTAAAATTAGACTACTAAAATGTCATTTAAATGGGTTTATCATATACTTACAAAAAATTCTCTGCACAAGATTTTGCAATAGTCCCCTTTAATGCTCATAAACATTATATTTTTACATCCGCTTCTGCTGCATCTAATCAATTAGCTCATTATAATACTAGTTATACCTCAGAGTCTATCTCTTTATATAGTTCTGCAAGTTCAGCTTATGGGGGTGATTCTAAAAATGTCATAAAATATAACCAAGCAGACCACTTATTTTATAGAAATTATATTCAACAAATAGGTACTAAAAAAGACCTTATTGACTTTTTAGATAATAGAAGGGATTTATATGAAAAAAATAATATATTATCTATTCCCTCGGGATTATATGGTTACCAAATAAAAAAATCCTCTTTTTATCTAAGTTCAAGTGCATATCAACTAGTAGATGATTCTAAAGGTAATCTAATAATAGAAAATACTGATGTAACTAATTATCCTAATGATGTCCAAGAAAATGTTTTTAGATTAGACCCTATTCAAGGATTTAAAAAATACGACTTAAGCGTCCATAATACAGATTATGTAGAAGTTGTGGGTGGGGACTATGTAGATGGTCACCCTATTATTACTAAAAGATTTTATAGAAAGGGTCTTGACAATACTGATGCTTCTTCATCTTATACTACTATAAATAAATTCCCTAGAGAATATTATCCCCAAGATATTGATGATAGTTATTTTTTAAATGAAATTTACTACAATAATGTAACTTTTAAAAAAAGTGAATTGGGTTCAACTGAACATAAATTCCCCGCAATTAATTTAAATAGTACTATTAATTCTTTTATAAAAGTTCCTCATCAAGAAAAATTCAATTTTAATACAAATCAAGATTTTTCAATCTCTTTTTATATAACACCCCAAGCAACAGGCTCAGATGGAGATATTTCTAATTCAGAAAAAAGATATATAATAGCAAAAAGTGGCACAGAAACTATAGTGTCTAGTGAATCTACTCTTACAGATGTACAAACTTTAAGCCCTCAATTTCCATATGAAATATATCTACAAAGTCAATCCTTATATTTTGCAAAATCAGATGGTAATTTAACAAATATTATAAATGGAGAAATTACATCTAGTGGAACAGTTAAAAGAACCTCACATATATTATGTCAATCAACTGGTTCTACATTAGAATTATGGTTTGATGGAAATAAAATAGCTTCTAATACTTTAAAATTAAAAGGATCTACTAGAAATAAAGCTAACTTGTATATAGGATCTAGGGGAACTACTACAACCATAGATGGAACTAGTAATACTATAAAATATTTTAATGGAGACATTAGTAATATAAATATATGGACTAGATCATGGAATGGGACCCAAATAGCCAATATATCCGAAAGTGTAAATGCTTCACCTTACATAGGAAATATATTTTATGAAAGTGGATTAGTTACTATAACACATCCTAAATACCATAGTATATTGTCTGGATCAGCAGGTGATGGCACTATTAATGATATCCAATTCCAAGGTACCCATTTAATATATGAAAATGAATATCAATGTACAGTTCAAGAACATGAATTTAATACTTCAACAAACTCAACTGCTTTAGATCAAACAGATTCAAACCCTTATAAAATATCCCCTTTTACAACCAGTTCACATTTTCAACCTTACGTTACTACAATTGGTTTATATAATGAAGATAATGAATTATTAGTTGTGGGTAAATTAGGACAACCAATAAGAAAATCAGACAAAACTGATATGACTTTCATAGTTCGTTGGGATACCTAAAATATTTTTTGTACATTAAGGGTTATGTGGTATTTCTTAGACAAACAAATAAACGAAATTTCTGACCTTCCTGAAGGAGCGTTCGGATTTATTTATCAAACAACTCATATTCCAACCGGAAAAAAATACATTGGTAAAAAATCACTAATGTACAATCGTAAGAAAAAACTTACTAAAAAAGAACTTTTAGAATACGCTGGTAAAAAGGGAAGAACCCC